TATGCTTCCAAGCTCGTTTACAGATTTAGCAAGAGATTTAGGATATGCAATTGATTGGAATAATCATAAGGTTTCAAAGCAGATAGAACTCGGTTGGGTACAGTTGCTCTAAACTTGCTCTTAACGTCCTGCGGCTTTGTGCAGGCGGGAAAATAAAACCGAATAATTGAATTAATTACTAATAATAAAAACACACCAAATGACTGAATTAAAAACTGATACCCGCTTGCTCAAAACCGCTGTTACAGGAAGTGATGGGTCGTTAATGGTAACTGTTTCGGGTGGTAGAAGTTCCGCAATGATGGCAAGACACATTCAAACGAATGAAAAATATGCTAATTATGAAAAGGTTTTTGTTTTTTGTAATACAGGAATGGAAAGACCTGAAACAATTGATTTTCTTAAAAATATAGAAAAGTATTGGGAAATGCCAATAGTAAAAATTGAAGGCGTTTATTCAAATGATTTAGGAACTGGAGTTAAATATAAAATTGTTGATTGGGAAAATATGAATATGACTGCAAAGCCATTTTCTAAAATGATTGAACATAAAAACAAAGGAATATTTGAGGGATTACCAAACCAAGATGCACCTTATTGTTCTGAAAATTTAAAAACGCTTCCTGCTAAAAAACTATGTGATGATATTTTTGGAGTTAATAAATATAAAATCGCAATAGGATTTAGAAAAGAAGATATGCCAAAGCGAATCTCGTTGGCTGAAATCAAAGAGCAAAAGCAGAAGATATTTCCTTTATTGACTGATTTTTATACCCCAATATCGCAATTAGACTTAAATAAATATTGGAAAAAACAACCGTTTAAATTAGAAATGCACGGTAAATATGGTAACTGTGAATTATGCTGGAAAAAATCAGACAATAATTTAATTGAAAACATATTACACGGTACAAGATTTATTGAATGGTTTGAAAAAGAAGAACAAAAATATAATAGCGTTTCATTTCGTGGTCATAAATCAATTGCTGATTTAGTAAAATTATCAGAATTACCAAGAACTATTGAAATGGAATTAGAAACGGAAGATGATTTTAATTGTGTATGCAGTTTCTAATCATTTCCTGTAACGTTCAAGCTACACGCAGTGGCGGGATTGAAAAACTAAATTTCTAATTAAAAAATAAATATGATGGAAAACGATAATAAAATAAAAGAGCCATTGCTTGTAGCGAGTGTTAGCGGATGTAGTGGCTCTACTAACGAAAAAGTTAATGAATGTAAACACGAATATAAAACAAATTATTGTAATAGTGATGGTAGTTATTCTCATACTGTTTGTGATGATTGTTTTGAAATAATTGAATTATGATAACAATAACAAACGAATGTAATATGGCACTAATGGCTAGATATCCTGATAAATATTTCGAACTTGCAATAGTTGACCCGCCTTATGGGATTGGTATTGACGGACAAAAGAAAAGTATTAATAAAAATCCTAAACATAATAGAAAAGAACATACACAAAAGAACTGGGATAACAAAATACCTTCAAAAGAATACTTTATGGAGTTACAAAGAGTATCTAAAAATCAAATTGTGTGGGGTGGAAATTATTTTACAGAACATTTAAAACCTACTAAGGCTTGGATTTTTTGGTATAAAGGACAAAGAGATTTAACAATGAGTGATGGCGAAATGGCTTGGACTTCATTTGAAACAGTTACAAGGCAGTTTGAATTAAATAGAGCATCTTTAATTTCACAAAATACTTTTCACCCAACAGAAAAACCTTATAAATTATACAAATGGCTACTTGACAAATACGCCAAACAAGGCGATAAAATCCTAGATACGCACTTAGGTAGCGGAAGCATTGCAATAGCCTGCCACGATTACGGATATGACCTTGTAGCGTGCGAACTTGATAAAGAGTATTACGACAAAGCTATGGAGCGCATAAATAATCACGTAGCACAGTTGCAAATGTTCTTATGAATGATGAACGGAACTATATCCGCTAACGTTCCCGTGCTTGGCGAGGTTCAAGGAAAGTAAATCCTGATGCTTCGAGTCAAGGCTGATAATAACAAACACAAACAGAACTTTAAATTAATAACTAATCCTTGAATCTTGCCAAACACGTGTTATGGTTAGTGCGGTTCATAAAACTAAATTACAATGACAAAAATTTATCAAGTTTACACAAATTTAAGCCTTAAAATAATAGAAGTTGAATGTTCAAGAATTACTGATAATTCATATTGGACAATGAATAATAGACGAAATTCTTTAGACACTAATTATGTGAAAAGTTTTTTAAATAAGGAAGATGCTGTAAATTATTTAAAAGGGAAATTAAACGCAAAAATTTATTCTTGTAAATCTATTTTAGAACATTACGAAAATGAGTTGACAAAATTTCAATCTTTATACGAATCGTAGCATTAACCATAACATACATATGTACAAACTCACAACCCACACCAACAAACTCAACACCTCACACTATGGACATTCTAAAATGGCACTCTAAATATTCGATTGATATTCAATTAGTTTATAATTCTGAAGCAACGCGTAAAAACTACACATCACAAGTTTTAACGTTCTTGAAACACTTCAAAAATGAATTGGAACCAAAGGCAATCGACAACGAAAAGATAAAACTTTGGCTGTTGGAAGCGCAAACCATCAACACCAGGAAACACCGTTTGTGTGCGTTGAATTCGTTTTATAAAATTACCATAGGAATGCCATTAAAGATTGCAAAAATACCATATCCAAAAAGCGAAAAGAAACTGCCAATTGTCCTTTCACAACAAGAAGTGCAACAAATGTTCGATGCGTGCCACAATTTAAAACACAAAGTTATCCTGGCATTACTTTATGCAACCGGAATGCGCGTTTCCGAATTGATAAACCTGAAGTGGTCCAATATCGATAGATCCCGAATGATTATCAATATCATAGCCGGAAAAGGAAATAAAGACCGACAAGTGATGCTTCCTGAAGCTTTGATTCCGTTATTAGAACGCTATTTCAGGACCTATCAAACCCGAAATTTCATCCTTTCAGGACAATTTTCAGAACAATATTCAGCAACATCAATTGGTCAGGTGATGAAACAATTAGCTGAAAAGGCTGGAATCAACAAAAGAGTGTACACGCATTTAATGCGCCACAATTGCTTCACACATATGGTCGAAAACGGCATTGATATAAACCTTATTCAAAAACTCGCTGGACATTCAAACGTCAAAACCACACTTTTATACACGCATATTTCACACAATTTAATCAGTAAAATAAATTCACCATTCAATGCAATTACACTATAAAAAAAATCCGTTCAAAAAATATGTCCAACCGCCACTTTCCAAAGAAACAAAAGCTGAAATCCTGCACCGCTGGCGATTCTCGAAAAACAATTCAATACCGGAAATCGCTGCTGAATTCAAAGTGACACATTTTTCTATAAACAGAATCATCGACAGCTTTTTATCAACAAAATCACCAAAATGAGGAAACCCGTAAACAAACCAAAAAATAAAATTATAAACTTTAAAAATTATTTAATCAAATCCTTAAAATTAATTTCTAATGCAGCACAAATTTTATACAGCGTTCCGATGGTAGTATTTATTTCACCGCGTTCGATGCGCCCTATTTGACTCACAGGAATATTGGCATCGTAAGAAAGCAGCATTTGAGAAATGTTTTTCGACAATCGTTTGGCTCGAAGTTTTTCGCCCACTAATTTTATAAACCGCTTTTCTTTTTTGTCGTTCACACAACAAAATTGCAATAGTATTTCAAAACAAAATAACGCATATATGAGTTATATCATATTTTAAGCCAAAAAAAGAATCATATTACACACCCACAATAAATGAAACCAACACAAGATCAACTCAATTCCGTTCCTTTTCAATATGCAAATGATGTACTATCCGGCAAGATTGTCACAGGCAAATGGATTCAACTTGCAGCACAACGTTTCTTTGATTGGATTGAAACCGCTGAAGCTGATGGGTACGAATTAGATCATCACCAGGGAATGTTCGCCATTGCTTTTTTTCCAAAGTTTTTAACGCATACAAAAGGACCTTTGGCAAAACTGAAGCTTCCGTTCGTGTTATCGCCTTACCAGCAATTTACAATCTATAACATTTTCGCCTGGATAAATACCGAAACAAAATTGCGCCGAATCAATTTCATTTATGAAGCCGTTGCGCGTAAAAACGGAAAAACAACACAGCTTTCAGGATTGGGTTTGTATTGTCAATCATTGGATGGTGAAGAAGGACCTGAAATATACGTTGGTGCCACAAAGGAAGCGCAAGCCAAAACGCTTTGGGAACAAGCTTTTTCCTTTGTCGATAAATCTTTGCTATTGCGCACACTGGGTTTCCGTAATACACAACGCGAAATTCGTTTTTCGCATACATCCGGCGTGTTTCGCTTCCTTGGTGGTGATAGTAAGACATTGGATGGTTTGAATCCTTCAGTGGCTTTGATTGACGAATACCACGCGCACAAAGATGATTCCGTTCGTGAAGTTCTTGAAAGTGCAATGGGTGCGCGTGATAATCCTTTGGTTTACATCATCACAACGGCTGGTTTTAACCTGAAAAGTGCGTGCAAGCTTGCCGAAGATTCGTATAAAGACATCCTTTCCGGCCTGAATAAAGACAGTCACACGCTGATAATGATTCACCAAATGGATGAAAACGACGATTGGCAAGACGAAAACAACTGGATAAAAGCAAATCCAAACATGGAATACAACACCACATTGCTTGATTTTATGCGCCGCGAATACATCAAAGCCATAAATCAACCTTCAAAAATACCAAATTTCAAAACAAAGTCTTTGAATATGTGGGTAGATGGTGCCAATGTTTGGATTCCTTCTGACATTTGGAAAGCGAATGACATCAATTTTGGTTTAGACAAAAGCAAACCACGAAAAGAAGTTGATTTGAATAAATTCTTACAGTTTGGTTCTTATGCTGCCGTGGATTTATCAACAACAACGGATTTCACTGCTTTTGTTATTTTATCCGAACCGGATGATGAAGGAATTCGATATATCAAACCGTTTCTGTTTTGTCCTGAAGAAACCATTGAAAAACGGTCCAAAGAAGATCAGGTTCCTTATAGATTTTGGAAAAATGCTGGACATATTATTTCAACACCAGGAAATTCTGTTGATTATGGTATTATTGAAGATTATATTCGAAAATATTATTCTATTCTAAATATTAATAGAATAGAATTCGATAGTTGGAATTCAAATTCAATTACAAATAATTTAGTTGCTGATGATTACCCAGTTTCTAAGTTTTCGCAAACGATAACCACTTATTCACACCCAACAAAAGTTTTCGAAAAACTGTGCTACGATGGAAAACTAAAACACGATGGAAATCCGGTTATGGAATGGATGCTTTCAGGTTGTGTGACAATCGAAGATCATAACGAAAATATAAGAATATCGAAAGACAAATCACGTACGAACGGCAAACGTATTGATGGAATTATTGCCGCAATTATGGCTTTAGGCGGTTCGCTTTCGCCAAAAGAAGAACAATCAAAATATAGTAAGCCTATGGATGAAGCTGATTTTTATATTTAATTTTTTTGTATAAATGTGGAAAACCGTAAGGATATAAAAAACATTGTTATATCCTTAAAATTCTGACATTTATCAGGTTATAATCCAATAAAAAACACGATATTTACTTAACTAATTTAAACAAATTCAATATCCAATGAATCAATCAACGATTATCCAAGTTACTGATTTAGAACAATTACTCGCCGAAAACAAAATTATGAAGCAACTTGCACGCCGGCAAGGTTTCTTCGATTACTACTTCGCTGAATGCAAAAACCACAAAACGAATCATGCTGCCTTTGATGCTGTAAATGATTTGTATTTTGAACTCTTTGGTGAATATCGTTATTCAGATTACAACACATTCAAAGTGGCAACAAATTATCACTATACTAAAAAAAAATAATATGAAAATCATCCTGATAATACTATCAACATTCGTGTTGGCATTGCTCACCAGTGCATTATTCGAAATTAATTTTATCGCATCAAATCCGGTGCGATATGGATTAATAGTTTTGTTGATCCTGGTCGAAATTGCCACTGGCTTTTTTTATATTAAATCTGAAGTACAAAAATTAAATTAAAACTAAAAAATTCTAAAAATGGATTTATATAATATTTTTTACGATTGTAAATTAAAAGATGTTCATTTCGAAACGATGTATGAAACAGAAAAGTGGAATAAAAATTTAAACTTTATTTTAGTTAAATCAAATGTTTCAGATGATTGGATTGAAGAATATATTAATCAAAACTTTCATTCTGATTATTTAAGTTTAAAAGATTTACAATATTTCTGTAAATGTACAGATGAAAACTATATAATTAATCAAAATTAATCCGCGATTTTATCCGTGTTTTCGCAAAGCGAATCTGTTTAATCCGCGTCCAAAATCAAAAACCATGTCAAAACTAAAAGCCGATAACATCGCAAAAGCCATTCGACAATTACCAAAACCAAAAACCTATCAACCGGAAACAATTACAGTCCTGGTCGAAAAAGTAAAATACATTTTCCATAAAGAAAAAGACGAATGGTATTTCGTAGCTTAATAAAAATTAATCCTGATCTATTCAGGATTTTTTTTGCTTAAAACGCAAACCTTTAAAAAGTTAAAACTTATAACCACTCACGCAAAACGATAAAACTAATTTTACGACATAATTACAACCTATGTCGTTAAATTCTGCTTTTGCTTCAATGTTTACCACACGATCCACGGCGAATGATGGCTTACAATCTTCTTTTGATGTAAGCGGTTTTCCGTTTTATTTTGGCGGTGATGGCAAAGCTACTTTAGCAAACGAACGCACCGCGCTTTCGCTTTCGGCATTTTACAACGGCATAAACCAGCTTTCAAACGATATTGCAAAACTGCCAAAAGCGGTTCTTAAAAAAGATGGTGATCAGATTACAAAATTTACAGATCATCCGGTGAATTTCTTGATTTCACAAAAACCAAATGACTTAATGAATTCTTTCGATTTTTGGAAAATTATCGAATATTCAAAATTGGTAAAAGGAAACGCTTTCGCGGAAATCATCCGAAATAAAAATTCAGGAAGAATCCAAAGCTTAATTTTTCGGTACGCCAGTGATGTTTCAATTTACATCCTGAACGATAAATTATATTATAAATACAAAGGCCGAATGATTGATTCAGCCGATATGCTTCACTTCAAAGGATTTTCTTTTGATGGTATTGTAGGCGTTGGTGTGATAACTTTTGCGGCTCAACAATTAGGAATTTCTATTGACAGTCAAAACTTTCAACAGGAAGTATATAAGGATCGTGGCCTTGGTTACGGTGTTATTGAAAGTGACATTAATGTTAATGCTACGAATAAAAAACTTATTGAAGATGGTTTTTCTTCAAAAATGGCTTCTGGATCAAAGTTTCGAATTCCGATGCTTGATGAAGGAATGAAATACAAATCAATTTCTATCACGCCGGCCGAAGCACAATTTCTTGAAACAAATAAAAACGGCGTGCTGGAAGTTTGTCGTTGGTTGAATATTGCACCGCATAAATTAAAAGAATTAGGCAATGCAAATTATTCAAACATTTATCAGCAATCAATTGAACATGTTCAGGATTCAGTTTTGCCTTCAGTAGTTGCAAACGAACAAGAATTAAACAACAAACTTTTCACTACAAAAGAAGCTGGTGTTGTCTATACAAAATTCAATATCAATTCCTTATTGCGTGGCGATTTGGCAATGAAACAAGGATATTACACCGCAATGGTATATTCAGGAATTTACACCAGGAACGAAGTGAGAGCGCTCGAAGATATGAACCCAATTGAAGGACTTTCTGAAATACTTCAACCGGTAAATATGCAAGCGTTATCAATGGCAAATCAACTTTTAAAAGACCAACAAAATGGAAATAGTACTAAATAAACCAGTTATCCGTGAAGCCGTAATTCGTGCTTTATCTGATGCCAACAAAGAACAAAGACAAGCTGAATTCGTGATTTCAACGGAAGCAATTGATTCTTATGGAACTGTTTTCCGTGCTGATGGTTGGGATTTAAAACGCTACATGGCTAATCCGATTGTGTGTTTTCAACACCGTTCATCTTCTGATAATCCTGATATGATATTGGGAACTTCTGAAGTGAGAATCGAAAACAATCAATTGATCGCCACTGTAACTTTCGAAAGTGCTGAAGATAATCCTTTGGCCGAAAAAGTATGGCGAAAAGTAAAAAACGGAACATTGCGAATGGCTTCTGTGGGTGCAAATCCTACAAGTGGACATTGGGGCGAACGTGCTGCCGGCGAAGATCCTGAAGTATTGTATTTCGACAATTCCGAATTATACGAATGGTCGATCGTTTCAATGGGTTCAAATCCTGATGCTTTAAAAAGAAATGCCGAATCAATGGAAGCCATTCGTGCTTCAATCATAAAAGAAATACCGGAAATAGAAAAACCGGAAACAAAAACGCGTTCAATGCGCGCCACTCAATTAATTATTAATTCAAATTCATTAAAATGAAAAAATCCGATCAATTAAAAATTGAGCGTGCCGCTAAACTGGATGCTCAAAGAGTGTTGGTAAATCTTGCCAATACCGAAAACCGTGACAACACTGCGGATGAAAATGCTGTTATAGATTCTTTGCAAAGAGAGTTTGATGCATTGGATGTAAGTGTAAAACGTGCCGAAACTTTCGAAGCAAACGAATTAAGATTTGCTGCTTCAAATGCTGGTGCTGCTGCTTCAACTTCTGAAGAAAGAGAAGTAAAAGAAATCAAAAAAAGATTTTCTATTATGCGCGCCATTCGTATGGCTGCACCTGGACAAATCCTTGATGGTATCGAAAAAGAAGTTCATGAAATGGGAACTGCTGAAAATCGCGCTGCTGGTGTTACCGGTGTAGAAGCTTCATTTGCTTTGCCACTTTCTTTTTTACGTGCTACACAACAAACAGTTTCACAAGATGCTGCTGCTTTTGGTGGTGCTTTGGTTCAAAATGGTGCGCCACAAATCGTTGACAATTTCAGACCAACACTTTTCTTGGAAGCTTTAGGTGCTAACTTTATTACTGGTTTAACTGGTGGTGATGTACCGTTGATTGTTGCTTCTGACTTCGCAATGGATTTCCTTGCTGAAGGTGCTGCAATTACACCAACTAAAAAAGGATATGCCGGACCATCTTTAAGTCCTAAACGTGCTGGTGGTGCTGTTGATATTTCAAATAGATTGTTAATGCAATCATCTGTTGATGTGGAATCAATGATTATGAAAGGTTTAAGAAATGGCTTCCAAAACTTGCTTGAAGGTGCTGCAATAAATGGTGCTGGTGGTGTTGCGCCAACAGGTTTGCTTTCTTACGCTGGCGTGCTTCAATCTTCAACTGTGGCTTCTGCTGCTGCAACTTATGCTTTATGTTTAGAATTACAAGCTTTGATTGAAGCTAATGATGCTACTGATAAAACGTTAGGTTACTTATTGAATCCAAAATTGAAAGCGTTCTTAAAACAAATCAAAAAAGATGCTGGATCAGGATTATTCGTTTTTGCTGACAATAAAATAGATGGTATCAATGCGGTTTCTACTTCTTTGGTTCCTGCTCTTGCTGCTGGTGTAAATCAACCATTAATTTATGGTGATTGGTCACAAATGACTATCGGACAATGGGGTGCAATCAACATCAAAGTGAATCCTTACAGTGCTGATTTATCTGACAGTGTTCGTTTGACTTTAAATACACACGCCGACATGCAAATTGCAAACCCGAAAGCGTTCGCAATCTCTAAATTCTTAACTGCATAATAATGGCATTAAAGAAAAATACAATCCCGGTGGAAACGCCGGGATTTATTAAAATAAAAGTTTTAAAATCTTTGGCTGGGGTGTTTCTAATGCCTGAAAACGAAGGTGCAATTCTTGAACTTCCTGAAGCACAAGCCAACGAAATTGTTGAAAGTGGTTTTGGTGAGTTTATAAAATAAAAAAGGCTATGGTTACAGATGTAAAATTTACGGAAGGTATAATCGAAATCGTTTCTTTGGCAAAAGCTAAAAAGCAATTAAGATTGGAACCAGGATTCATTGATGAAGATGATTTAATCCAGGCATATATTGATGCAGCTGTAATTGCTTCAGAAAACTTTATTGGTGGCCATATCCAGCAAAAAGATATGGTGATCACAATGGATGGTTTTGATTCACCTATTGAATTTGAAGCGTTTCCAATGCAAAGTATTACAACTGTAAAATATTATGCTGCTGATGGATCTGCTGAAGCTACAATGGCTGATACACTTTACAAATTAACAAAGCTTAACGACAAAGTTTTTTCGCTTCGATTTGTAAATGATGCGCCCGAAGTGGCTGTTCGTTTTGATGCTGTAACAATTACAATTGTAGTTGGTAACGCGGTAAACAAAACGCCAAAACCTATTCTTCAGGCAATATTATTGCAAGTAGCTGATATGTACGAACGCCGTGAAGATCGTTCCGAAGTAATTGCAACAACTGCAATGGCTTTATTAAGACCTTACAAAAAATACTAATGGAAAAGACACCTTTCATTGGCCAAATGGATAGACTTATTTCAATAGTTGAAAACGTAAAAACACGGAATTCAACTGGCGAAGAAGAAACAACAGAAGCTGTTGTTGCAAGTCCTTATGCGCAAATGACTGATGTTTCAGGAAACGAAGATATCGAAGGTAAGGTGCGGCATTTAATAAACCGTACTTACATTATCCGGTACAATCAAACCGTAAAAGAAAAAGCGAATGCGTTGATAATTATCGATGATTCAAAAAAATACGATGTGTATCACATCAAAGAAATAGGCCGAAAAAAGTATTTAGTTATCCTGGTAAAAGATTACGAATAATGGCTGGACTTGGAATTGAAGTAAAAGGATTTGAAGAACTTAAACGAAAGATAATTTTGTTAAGTTCAGACAAAGATAAGAAGCAAGAAATGCTTTTGATTTTACGACAAATTGCACGGCCTACATTGGATGCTTCAAAGGTTTTGGCACCTATTGGAAGGGGTTCTTTGAATAGAGCTTCAGGAAGTTTAAAAGCTTCGCTTGGTTTTATTACAGGAAAAAAAGGAAATGCAAAAAATAACCCAACAGTTTATGTTGGTCCAAAAGTGCATAAGGGAAAAAAAGGCGAAAAATCAGGAAGAAACGCTTTTGGTGATGGATGGTATGGCGCGATGGTTAGTGCTGGTCATAATATTTATAAAACTGGATTTAAAAGGAAAAGAAACGGTCAAGTAAAATATAATGCAACAGGTGCGAAATCAAGAACGAAATCAAATCCGTATTTACAAACTGCCTTTTCTTCTACGGCTTCCGGTGCAACTGCCGATGCTGAAAAAAGAATGGCAAATTTTATGCAACGCCGAATCAATAAATTAAAATAATATGTTCGAAATTTCCGAAGGTTTATATGCTTTTTTAACCGCACAAACGGTTTTCACAAACGTGATGGGAACAAAGCTTTCGCCAATTGTAGCACTACCGGAAACAAGCTTTCCATTTGCTACATATAAGATCGAAGAACAAAGTGCAAATTCCTTTGATGGAAATGCTGGAACAGTCCAATTGTATTTTTGGTATGGACCAAAAGAATATAAGAAATGTACGCAATTTACGGATGCGATGAAAACCGTAATTGATGATAAAGAAAATTACCAATGGCAAAGTTCATCTGTTGATTTCATTGAAGATAATCAAAGCTTTGTGGGAATAATAAATTTTACAACAAATTAAATAAAAACAAATTATGGCAAGTACAATCTACAAAGGTAAAAACCTTCGTTTTTCATTTAATGGAAAAACATTATTCCACGCAACGTCGTGTAAATTATCGCTAAGTACAAAATTGGAAGCAATTGCAACCAAAGACACAAACGGAACAGTTTCAACACCTTCGAACTACGAATGGAGTATAAACACGGATGCACTTGTGGCAAACAAAACTGGTGTGCTTCAAAATGATTTCTTAGATATTTTGGCATTGCAACTTGCCGGAACTGAAATCGTAGTGACTTTCACAACTGGTGTTGTTGGTGATTTTGTATTAACAGGAAACGTTTTTGTTGAATCAAGTGATATTACTGCCGAAACTGGAAACAGTGTTACCGGTTCATTTAGTTTCAAAGGAAATGGTGACTTGGTTAAAACAACAAAAGTATAATAAAGTATAGAAATTAAAACTTAAAAAAAATGGCATCAACAATTTACAAAGGAAAAAATCTTCGTTTTTCATTCGGTGGAAAAACGCTTTATCACGCGACATCGTGTAAATTGTCGCTAAGTACAAAACTGGAAGCAATTGCAACCAAAGACACAAACGGAACCGTTTCAACACCTTCAAACTATGAATGGAGTTTAAACACGGATGCGCTTGTGGCAAACAAACCTTCAGGATCTACAACACAAGAAGGCTTCATGGATTTAGTAGCATTGCAACTTGCCGGAACTGAAATCGTGGTGACTTTCACAACCGGTGCTTCAGGTGATTTTGTATTAACCGGAAGTGTATTCATTGAATCAAGTGATATTACTGCCGAAACAGGAAACAGTGTTACCGGTTCATTTTCATTCAAAGGGAATGGCGATCTAATTAAAACAGTTAATGCATAATGTCAATAATTCAAATTAACAATAAAACTTTCAAGCTGAAATTCGGCTTGAAGGTTTTTCGTATTTTAGGAACCGCTTGGAACGCACCTTCTTTTAATTCGACAATGGCACACTTCGCGTGTTTAGGAACAATGACTGATGATTTATCCTATGAACAATTAGATATTATCACAGATTTAATCCTCGCATCAATCCAGGCGAATGATGAAAATATAGAAACGATCACACGTGACGAAATCGACGAATTGTTTCTTCTCGATACACCGGCAATGATGGAAGTATTGCAAGTGGTGATGCTTGGTTTTTCTGAAAGTTTACCAAAGCAAGATTTGGGAAAGTTACCAGCCGTGAAGAAAACGGCGAAGAAATAAAGGAACGCACATGGGATAATCTTGAAGAATTAGCACTTGGTGAAATAGGATTAACAGTCGATTATTTTTATAGTTTAACGCCGCGCCAATGGTCCAACACTGAAAAAGGATATTACGACAAAGAATTGATTCAAATGAAGGATCGGTGGATTCAAACCCGAAAAATAATGTGGGCCGTTCTTATGCCAAATACTAAAAACCTAAAGGAATCCGAAGTGATTAAATTTCCGTGGGATATCGAAAACGCGGTCGAATTTACAGATGAAGATAACCAGGCGTTATTGGATGAAGTCGAAAAAGTAAAAGCTTTTTACGATGAAGTAGATTCAAAAACAGCAACCAAAAGCGAAAAGTGGGATTTCAAATAATTACGATGCAATATACTTTCAAATACAAACTTGGAAACCATTGTTTTAAAAGCACAATCGAAGCCGAAAGTGCGCACGAAGCAATGAATAAAATTCGCAATAAAATAGAGTTTTTGCCACCGGATAAACCAAAGGAAAAAACAAATGAAATGCCGGAATTTATGAATGAGATTTTTAACGGTTTTAAATAAGTTAAAAATTATAACCAAAATTAAAGGACTATCATAATACATTTACAAAAAGAAAACGAAGTTCTGGGGAGTGCTTTTATATTTAGTTACATTATTAGGTTAAGTTAGTGAAGAAAATCCGGTGGTAAAACATCGGATTTTTTTTGTTTAAAACCCAACGCCTAAAACATAAAAAAATAGTTAAAAGTTATAACCACGCAAAACGGATTGTGAAACTATTTTTACATAACTTTAAACGCGTTTCAATGGCTTCTTTAGCAAGTATTAACATAAAATTTACTGCTGATCTTAAAGGCTTTTCAACTGAAATGCAAACGGCTTTGCGCCAAATTGACAAAGCTGGCCAAAAATTTCAAGAAATAGGTCGTTCAATGTCAACTTATGTGACATTGCCTATTTTAGCTGCCGGTGCCGCTGCAATAAAATTCGCTTCAGATTATAATGAATCCTTAAATAAAGTCGATGTTTCTTTTAAATCGTCATCCGCTGAAGTAAAAGACTTCGCAAAAACTACACTTGAATCTTTTGGTATCGCTGAAGGAACCGCACTTGATCTTGCTTCAACTTATGGTGATATGGGAACGTCACTTGGTTTAAGTACGTCACAAGCTGCAAAAATGGCCACTGAATTAGTAGGGTTAGCGGGTGATTTATCTTCGTTTAAAAACATATCAATTGATGTTGCGAATACTGGTTTGACTGGAATCTTCACCGGTGAAACAGAATCTTTGAAGAAACTTGGAATTGTAATGACTGAAGTAACCCTTCAGCAATTTGCCTATTCACAAGGAATTAAAACAAAGATTCAGGATATGGACCAGGCTTCAAAGGTTCAATTAAGATACAATTATATTTTATCAGTTACAAAAAATGCACAAGGTGACTTTGCCAGGACACAAGGTGGTGCTGCAAACCAAATGCGTATTTTTCAAGAATCATTAAAACAATTAGCACAACAATTTGGATCTATAATCTTACCGTTATTTACAAAAGTTATTTCAGGATTAAACGGAATGATCACTTCTTTTGGTGGTTTATCTGAAGGAACAAAGAAAACAATTGTGATTGTTGCGGCTATTGCTGCTGCTATTGGGCCACTTCTTTTAGGATTGGGTGCTATTGCGGCTGCTGCGCCTTTTGTGGCTGCTGGGTTCGCAATGATTTCAGCAAGTATAATTCCTATACTTGCTGGAATAACATTGCTTTATGGCGCGTTTTTGATATTGAAACCGGCTGCAAAAGAAGCGGCTGATAGTCACGTTCAATTAAACGATGCAGTAAAAAAAGGAAATGAACTTGCTACTGGCGAAGTTACGGCTTTAGATAAATTATACAAATCAGCTACAAACGTAAAACTATCAACTGACGAGCGCAAAAAAGCGGTTGATGATTTACAAGCTTTATATCCAGCTTACTTTAAAAATATTGATGATGAAGCTATAAAAAACGGCACAGCAAAGAAATCATATGATGCTTTGCGTGATGCTATTTTTAACAAATCGCGTGCCGCTGCAATTGATAATCAATTGCAAACAAATGCGAATGATCGTATTCAAAAAGAAATTGATTTACAGGATAAATTAGTAAAAGCACGTGCGGTTCTTAACGATACGCAAAAGAACGCAAAGGACACGCAAATAAGTACTGGAACCGGAACTGGTGACACTTATTTTTCATCAAGAAAACAACAAATTGATGCTGCGGCTTTATCGCTTAAAAACGTTAAAAGTGAAATGGCGCAATTTACCGCCGAAGCTTTAAAACAAGATTCAACGCTATTAAACGCCAAACAAGAGTACGATTCTAAAACCGGCAAGTTAAAAGAAAACGAAATCATTATAAATGGCGCCATTACTAATTCGATTGGTGGGATTGTAACAGCAAACGAAAATTTAAAAGTTGGAACGGTTGCTTTTTACGAAAAACAAATTAGTGATCTTCAAAAAATACAAAAAGAAACTGCAACAACTGAAGCTGCTTATTATGCTTTTGGAAATGCTATTGCAACGATACAAACTAAGATTGATGCTTTGGCTGTTGGCCAATCTGATCCGCTTGGTTTATCTGCTATTTTACCACCGGAACAAGTCGTTTCAATTATTGGTGGTTTTGATAATTTAGTTATTCAAATGCAAGCGAAAGCTGGTGGTTTGCAAGCTGTATCTGAACAAATGAAAGCAACGATGATTGATTTATCATCATCAATTTCAAGTGCTGTTACGCAATTAGCAACAAATGCAGCTTCAGGAATAGGTGAAGCGATTGGTGGTTTAGTTTCAGGAACATCATCAATGGGTGATATTTTTACAAATATGCTCGGCGTGATTGCTGGGTTTATGAAATCCCTTGGTGAAAGTTTAATTACTGCCGGACTTGCCGGAATAGCATTTAAAAAATTATTAGCAAATCCTTATGCTGCCATTGTTGTGGGTGTTGCTTTAGTAGCTTTATCGGCTGTGGTTCAAAGTAAATTATCAAAAGGACCGCAACAGACTGGTCGATATCAAGAAGGTGGAATTACAGGTGGTTCATCATACTATGGTGATAAAATATTGGCACGTGTAAATTCAGGTGAATTGATAGCAAATTCAAACCAACAAAGAAAAATATGGGGTGCTATGAATTCAGGTGGTGATGGTGGTTTTGTTTCATCAACAAAAATACAAGGATCAGATTTGTTGGTAGTAATCGAACGCGCTTCGGCTCGTAAAAACCGCATAGGATAATGAGTTACTACATTGATATAATCGACACTACATCGCCATTGATAAAAGTGGTGGTTGAAAACGCTTCGGCTTCAGGAATTGTCCTGAAGTGGAACGGTGGCGATAAGAAGGATGAAATGGCAATTGTCACATCGGAATTTAATTTTGATATGCTTTCGAAAACTGCACAAGATGCTGCGTTCATTGGGTTTTTTACCGGTGACGAAAACAAATATAAAGTAGTATTAAAAAATAGTGTTGATAATGCAGTGGTTTGGACTGGTTATGTATTGCCGGACCTATATTCTGAACCATACAAAAACGGATGCTTCTTTGTTTCCTTCACGGCAAGTGATGGTTTAGGTCGTTTAAAAGGGAAATACCTTCCTGATAATTATTACAATCAGGAAAAATCCTTAATTGACATTTATTGTCAAATTTTAAAATTAACCGGCATTGATTTGAATTTATATTTTAATCCGGCAATTGAAAATTTCACCAATAAAGATTGGAATACTATTTACATCAATACAGCTTCTTTTATCGATGGTAAAAAGAAACTAGATGCTTTTGCTATTCTTGAAACATTGCTTCAAGACACGCTTTGTGTGTGTTATCAAGCTGACAATCGATGGAATATTGAAGGAATCAACACCAGGAACGTTCGAAAAGTAACGTATAAAATATACAATCCTTCAGGGGTTTTTGTAAGTACGTTCGTGTATGATCGTTTGTTAAAGAATATCACGGCATTGCCTACGCCTACAATTACGATAATACCGCCATATAACGAAATCACAATTAATCATAAAAAAGTGGAACCATTCCTTCCTGATACGTTAGGACAGGAAACAAACGATGGTTGGGCAATTGTTACTGGTGTAACTGGCGAAATATACGCAAGTGATTGGATTGCGAATGGTGGCTTATATTCTAAATGTTTGGCACCGGATTATTATTGTACCGTTCGCGCACAAGGATATTACAGTGGTGGTAATATTAATTTTCCACAAAATGACACACAATGGATTTCATTAAAGGAAAAGGTTTTTCTAAATAAAGGCCAAAAAGTAAAAATTGCTATTGAATTCAAAATTAAAAGACCAGGAATATCAACTGCTGATCCAGCAAATATGAATGATTGGAAAAATCCTTTTAAGTATGAAATTGTATTTAATAATGAAGTAATATTTTCAAATTTTGGTGGTATAGTAAAGGATAATGAAAAGTTGATTTTTGATTCGGGTGCGGTTAAGAAATTAGAAATTGAACACATATTCGTTCATGAAGGTTTATTGGATGTAAAAATATACAGACCACCAGGAATCGTGAATAATAATCGTGTTGAAGGAATTATCATTAATGATGCTGTAATTTCTATTATTGGATTCAAAGATACAGAAACCGAAACTGATTTGATATCCGGTGATTTCACGATTGATAAAACGGTTGATTTAACGTACGGAAATGATAAAAGCGGTTTTAGCAATGCTTTTCGTTTGGCTAAATTAAAAGAATCATCAACGTTATTCAACGAAATAGAAGTGCCTATTTTATATATTATGCCAGGTTATCCAAAACTTGCTGTGGTACAACTTGAAGGTGCAAACCTTATAAAAGACAATCTGTATTCAACTTATAAAGGCGGTGCTTTAGTAAATATTTTAAATGTTTTCTACAATTATAATAATGGCGAACAAATGGTTATTGAAAGTGATTTGCCAATTACTTCAGGAAGTTTCTTTGTGAAAAAACATGCTGTTTCGGATGTGATTTCGTCGCGTGATACCTGGTTGCAATGGACTGATGCTATTTATAAAATAGAAAATGCCACGTATCCAAAAACAGTTGCAAACATTTACCGCCGTATGTTTAACCAGGCACAAGAAAAACTTGATGTGACTGCGCTGAATGCTATTAAATTTAACGATATTATTTTATTTAAGTATGTGTACGAAAAAGATTTTTTTGTACTGAATTGCGCTTGGAATTTAGACGAAAATAAAACTACATTAACACTGGGCCGTTCGTATTATAAAGACTTAGGATCTACAACGCCAGGTGATGAGAATGTTCCACCTATTGTTTTAGCTGGTGATGATATTTATATTGCTAATGGTGTTACAACAGCATCGATAGTGGCAACGGCTTATGATCCTGATGGATATATTGCTTCAAAAGTTTGGACAAAAACAGCTGGTGCTTTTGGTGATATTATTGACACGCCGTTTGACTTATCTACAAGCTTTTCGAATCTTACTGATGATTTTTATACCTATAAAATCCAGGTCACTGATAATGCCGGTGCAACCGCAATGGACACAATGAATGTGATCCGAATAAAAGATTATACAGTGACTTTGGATTTAGTTGAAGAAACGATTGAACCGGCTGGTGATAGGCCTTCGATTGTTAGAAAATACAAATTAAATTTTTCGCCTGAATTGCTTCCGGGTTTCGTGGTGACTTTTGCTGGAACAGTTTATTTGTTGACTGCTATTTCAGGAACTTTTGGTGTGGATGCGTATTCAAAATGTGAAATATTTAAAAATGGTGCTTCTATTGAAACGCGTGAAGGTTATTATCCTGGTGAAGTTATTGGGATTACTTTGAATTATTACGCTGGTGATGCCATCTTTTTTGAATTAACCACAAGTGCTGTGGCTGGCACTTCAGGTTCAGGTGATACAGGAACAGCTTCGGCTGAATTAAAAATTTCAGATTATACAATAGTAAGTGGTGTAGGAAATATTATTGGATTACCTATTACAAAAACACAAACCGTAAGCGTACCATAATGGAAACAGATATTCAACGAATTGAAATAGGAAACAGTAAACATACTTTAATTTCTGAAAAGGAAATTACACCGCCTAAAATTGCTTTTGATTTTAGTAGTGAAGAAATCACATTTGATTCAATGGAATCCACATTTGACGAACAATAAATAATAAAAAATAATTATGTTACAAAGTATAAATTTAGGAACAACGCCAGGCGACAAAACAGGAACCAAAGCACGTGATGCTGGAAGTATTATTAATAATAATTTTCAGTATTTAGAAAGTGCTAAAGATGGAAAACATATCAAATCAAACGAATCACTTTCTTCGGCTAAAAGAAATGGTGATATATTATATGGTATTATAGACCAATACACAGGGGAAGAAATAACGCTTTCAAAAGTAACTGGACCGCTAACTATTGATGGAATTATTTATTTTCAATTGGGCAGTGAATATTTTATTAGAAATTTTGATAGTATTAATGTTAAATGGTTTGGGGCAATAGGCGATGGTATTACTGATGATTCAAATGCTTTAATAAAAATGACTTCATCATTAAAAGAGGGTGATAGAGTTAGTTTTGAAAAAAATAAAATATATTATATTACTCAAAGTATTAATATTTATTATGGTGTTGTAATTGAGGGTAATAATGCGACAATAAAACCAAGTATAAGTTTAATTAATTCAGGAGGATCTTCATTATATATTGGAAGTCAAATTGCTTCTATTAGTTCGTTAACAGGGTTAAATAGTGTTAAAAATAGCAATAGCATAACACTACCTTCTGGAATTACAACTAAAATTGGAGATTTAATTCAATTTTTAAGTAATGATATTTCTTATGGTTTTGCAACAGGACTTGAGTCATTTAATTATAAGCATGGACAGTATTCAGTAGTCACAAAAGTTACAGGTCAGGATATTGTATTGTCTACTCCGTTTTATGAAAATTATAATATTAATTCAATAATTGTAAATAAAGGATTTACTTCATGTGAAGTAAGTGGATTAAATTTTGATTTAACAAACACTCCTAATTCATTAACTTATTTTGCAGCTTTAAACATAAAAGGAACTAATGTAAATATATTAAATTGCACTTTTAATGGTAATGATTACGCCCATACTGCTATTTTCGTAGAGGGGGAAAATTTTATAATTAATAACAATAGAGTTAGTAATTTCTTTAATATTCAAGGAATAAGTGGAGGGGGTAGATTAGGTTACGGAGTGGCAAATTACGCTAATAATACGGCGACTTATAATAATACAATAGTTGATTGCAAACACGGATATACAACAGGACCAAGAAATTACGCTATTTCTGGAGCTAGTATTTACGGTAACACTATCACAGAAAATTATAGTAGAACAGTTGGCACATTAGGAGTTGTTAATGTTACAAATGAATATGCTGGTTCTATTGATGCACATGCCGGAGTTAGTGATGTAGTTTTAATTTATAATAATAAGATAAATTGTCAAGGCCGAGCATTTTTTATAAGAAATGGAAAAGCACTTATAGAAAATAATGAGGTTATTCAAATGAATAATCCAGTTGCTATAATTGGAATTGAAGAAAAACCAATAACAAGTTTAAGAATTAATAAAAATACTTTTAATCTTCTTGATGCTGGGACAGCTTCTATAATTGGAAAATATAATTCATTAGCAAATACTACCTTACCATTAAAGAATATTATTATCGATAATAATAGTATCGTAAACGGAACTATTGTTTTTGATGATGCAATGTATATCAGGTCATTTGAAAATTTAACAATTTCAAATAATATATGTAAAAATACTAATTTAATCAGTATTTCAACAAATTCAACAAATCTTACTCCACTAAAAAACGTAGATATATGCGGAAACAAAACAATCTCTGACTCTAGCGCAGATATAAAAAGAATAATCAGATTTGAGTCATATACAGCAGGAAGTAAAGTATCAGTTTTTGAAAATATAAATATTTACAATAACAATATAGATTCTAGCTTAAATTCTGGTAGTGGATATAATATTTTTTTTAGTAATTGCACTTTAAAAAAATTAAATATATACAATAACTTTTTTAAAAGAGGTGCATTGGTTTCTGATAAGAATGTACTATTAGCAAACGTTAATTATACTGATGTAGATTTTAATAGGAATATATTAGATGATACTTTTCGAGTAGAAACAACCAATACTTCTATTTTAAAAAATATAAAATTTATTGGTAATACTTTTGGTAATATTGTATTTAGAGAAGGAACAGGAGGAATTTTAAATTTTATAAATGTTTCAATACTTTCTAATTTAATATCCACAGAAAACACAATAAAAGCTATTGAATTTACTTGTAACACAATTACTAACGGATGGGTAAATAGTACAGAATTATTAATTTCTGACAATACTATTTTATCAAACAACACAACATCTTGTGTCGTTATAAATAGCAATTCAATTGGGAATAAACTTGTCTTTATTAATAATATTTTAAGTAGAGGGATAGAGGAGAACTCACTAACTTTTTATGCTATTCCTAAAAATGTCATTAAAACTGGTGTTCAATTATGGAAAGGAAATACAATTGCCTCTTTTGAGGGTAAATTATCATCTACAATAATACCAACTTCTGGCAGTTGGACCGTTTCGGAGATTATTTACAATTCATCTACTTCTGAAAGTAATAATTTTGGATGGTTATGCACCGTGTCAGGAACTCCTGGAACATTTGTTCCATTAGTTGAGCCGTCTACTAATTTAGTACATATATCTAATTCTGAAACTATCACAGGATATAAAATATTTTCCACAATAGTTTCAGCAATTGCTGCAATTGCAAGAGGTTTTTTTTTATCTCCCACATTAAACGCAACAGCTAATAATGATATTTTAGTGGGTATGGATGTATCGCCAATTTATAACGCAGGATCTTTTACGGGGATAAAAAAACTTGGTTTAAGATTATCAGGGATAATTCAAGCGGTAAGAATAGGTCAAATCGCACAATATATAAATATAGAGCCTGGAGATGTTGGTAACGAAAATAGAATACAAAGTTATTCGCAAGTAAGTAGTGCGAAATCATTAAAAATATACGCATCAACTGATGAATTAAATACTACTCCAACATCAGGGGAATGTAATTTAGAATTAGGAGTAAGAGGGTCATCTGTTATTAAAGTTTTTTCATCTTCTAAAAATGTTGGTATTCAACCGGGTGGAACATTTACAGATACAGGTGAAGCATTACAAATAGGCGGTGCGATAAGGACTGCTCAATATAAATTATCAGCTTTAAACACAACACCTACTTCCGCTGCTGCTACCGGAACACTTGGAGAAATACGATATGATGCAAATTATATGTATGTATGTATAGCAACAAATACATGGAAACGTTCAGCAATAACAACTTGGTAAAACAAAATTATGATAAAAAACATATACAAAGGTTGGAAATCAACAATTTTAGGAATCGCGTTATTTATTTGTGGTTTAGGATATGTGTTTTATAATGCCACACCTGATTATGTGATAATGTCAATCTTATTAGCTTCGGGAGTAATATTGATTTTCGCACCTGATTTTTTAATAGAACGGTTACAGGATTTGATAAGTAAAAAAAGTAAAGAAGTATAAAATGGGAATTCAAGAACACAGCACTTTAAGCCAAAAATTAGATCGGGTTTTATACATTTTAGAAAATGACGATAAAACAAACCGCAAGGGACTTGTTGAGGAGTTTTCGGATATGAAAAAAACATTGGAAGATTTAGTTTTAAAACAGAAAATGTTTGCTACAAAAGTGGCTGTGCTTGGTGTGATTGGTGGTTTTTTATTCACGTTTGGGATGTGGGTTTATGATAAAATAATAATAAAATAATTATGAGTGATCTATCAAAACAAATGATTTTGAGTGCCGTTACACAAATAGGCGTTGAAGAAATTCCACGTGGTTCAAACGCTGGTGTTGATGTCGAAAAATACTTGAAATCTGTGGGATTAGGCAAGGGTTATTCATGGTGCATGGCTTTTGTATATTGGAATGTGTTACAAGCTGCTGCAAAGTTAAAAATGCCTTCACCATTAATTAAAACCGGTGGTGTATTGGCGCAATATAACAATCCAAAAAACACAAAGAAATCAATTCCGCTTGCTGGTGATATATTCATTCAGGATCACGGAAAAGGAATGGGCCACACCGGTATTGTAGAATATGTTGTGGGTGATACTATTCACACCATAGAAGGAAACACAAATGATGAAGGAAGTCGTGAAGGATATGAAGTTTGTCGCCGTGTGCGCAAGATTGAAAGCTGTAAGGGATTTATAAGAATTTAAAGAAATGATTATGAAAATAGATTTAAAAGAAGTTTTTAAATTATTGATTTTGGCATTATTGGTTTCGCTTTTATTTTTATGTTATTCATGTGATATTCAAAAAGCAGCCACAAAGCAAAAAGAAAATACTGGCTTTAAAGAAAATATTGAAAGTCGAACTTTTAGAAAAGGTGATACGGTACATTATGAAATTCCAAAAGTAACTTATAAAGACACTACAATTTACCGCACAAACCGACAAGGAACCACGATTAAGACCGTTTATGCAAAAGATGGTAATATAGCATCAATTGATTGTTTTGCTTCGGCTATTGAAGAAATTAAGAAGGAAAACCGAGAGTTTCAAAACTCAATGTTAAATAAGACAAAAGATAAAACCGAAAAATTCGATAGTACTTTTATCTTTTATATTATGGGTGGCGTGGTGTTGATTGTGTTTTTTGCTTTGTTTCTATTGTATTTGTATGTGAAGAAAAACACGGCTGTTGTCACTCAATTTTTGAAGTAAATGGAAAACAAAAAAGAAGGTTTGCGATTTAACCAGGGCAAAACACGTTATGATTTGGTTCCGGCTTTTGCACAAGAACAATTCGCAAAGGTTTTAACTTTAGGATCTGAAAAATATGCTGAACGCAATTGGGAACTTGGAATGAAGTGGTCCAAAGTTACGGCTTCATTAAAACGCCACACAGCAGCATTCGAACGTGGTGAAGATTACGATAAAGAAACCGGATTGCTACACACGGCGCACATAATGTGTAACGCTGCTTTTCTTACTGAATACTATAAAACATATCCACAAGGCGATGATAGGCCGCACGAGTACTTAAATCGTGCCAAAATTGGACTTGATATTGATGAAGTTTTGGCTGATTGGGTTTCGCATTGGACAAACCATCATCAACAAGAAGTTCCTGAAACTTGGAATTTTGATAGGAATATAGCTAAAAAATTTGAAAGTTTAAAAAACGACAAAGATTTTTGGCTTTCGATACCGGTTAAAACACCAGCTTCTGAAATTCATTTTGAACCACATTGTTACATCACATCACGTTCAATTCCACGAGAATGGACCGAAGAATGGCTTGATAAAAATGGCTTTCCTACAATGCCAGTATATTGTGTTGGACTTGGTGAATCCAAAATTGACGTAGCTAAGAAAAGCGGCATTGATATTTTTGTAGATGATCGCTTTGAAAATTTTGTAGAATTGAATAATGCTGGAATCTGTTGTTTCCTTTTCGATGCGCCACATAATCAACGCTATAATGTTGGTTATAAACGAATCAAATCATTAACCGAATTGAAATAAAAAACATACTATGTCAAAATGGAAACTTTATGATGCTGAAATTAAAGAAATTTATTTAAAAGATTCAGATACAAATTATACTTTGGCGGCAAAAGTGATTTTTAAAAAAAATAAGATTGATTTTGATTATGCTTTAACTGAAGAATTTTCACGCTATATTAAACGAAACAAAGCGCGTTTGGTGATTGTGGTTCCTGAAGTTGCGATTGTTGAAAAAACTGAAACGGCAACGGAAACAAATCAATACTTTGGACATAAAGGATTCACCGCAATTTCGCCTTCAGGTGGGATTATGGATATTGAAACCTATTGCAAATTTTATCAATTAGATTTTGATAAAGTGAAATCGTTTAAATTAGTTTCGCATACTGGTACACCTTATTATAATATTGCTTTTTTCGAAAGTGAACCTGATAAGGAATTGATTGAAATTGATTTTTTGAGTATTTTTAAGGATAAGATTAAGCCGGTAAAAGTGAATGTTGTTAAAATCAAAAACGACATCACTTTGTTTGATCGTTTAGTTTACACTGATGTTCACGTTGGGATGAACACAAATCCCGATGGCTTCACGCTTTATCCTGGCGAATGGAATGAAACGGAATTGAATATTCGTTTGGATGAAATGGTTTCCTGGACAATACTTCATCAAAAATCTAACCGGATATTGATTCATGAATTAGGTGATTTTATGGATGGTTACAATGCTGAAACAGTTCGCGGTGGTCATTCTTTGCCTCAAAATATGGACAATCAAACGGCATTTGATGTTGGTTTACGTTTCAAAATAAAACTGATTGAAAGCTTGATTCCTTACTATTCAAAGATTGAGTGCGTAAATATTTGTGATGACAATCACGCTGGAAGTTTTGGATATATCGTAAATTCAGCGTTTAAAACGTATATTGAATATAAATATCCTGATAATATTACGGTGACAAATCAACGGAAATTTATTGATCACTACTTTGAAAAGCCAAACATTTACTTTCCTTTGACACACGGTAAGGATGGTAAGAATTTAAAGTTTGGTTTTAAACCGGTTCTTGATGATAAACAAGTGGTAAAAATCAATGAATACATTGATGAATTTATTGGATATAAAAAAGGCGTACGAATTGAATTTGGTAAAGGCGATTCGCACCAGGATATTTTTGATAATTCAACGGCTTCACGTTTTAAATATCAAAATTTTTGTGCGTTTTCAAGGCCTTCAAATTGGGTAAAAACTAATTTTAAAAACACAATGAGTGGTTTTAGGTTTTTTAATTACTATAAAAATGGACAGAAAAGTGATCATCCATATGAGTTTAAAATGTAATATTCACGAACAAATCACAAACAAAAAAAGTTTTATTTTTGCGAAGTATTGATTTTATTGATGTAAGAAAGTTTTATTATGTGCCTTCTAAGCAGGCGGTCGAAGGTTCGAATCCTTCTGCCTTCACGGACAAACCCACTGATTTCAGTGGGTTTTTTTATGCTCGTATGTTTTTTGTTTGTATATTTGTGTAACATTTTACCACATTTTAACACTAAATCACGAACAAATCACGAACAATGAAAATTGAAATCAAGCATATTGCATCGCGAAAAGAAACTGCCGAAGGGTTTCCGTTAGTGATTGAAATTAGTCACCAAAACAAACGGAAATCAAAGCACATTTGTTTTTGCAAAGAAAACCATTTTCTGAAGGATGCAAAAATGATTTCTGAAAAACATCCTGATTTTGATTTTTTGGCACCAATGATTATGAATCTTAAATTGCGTGCGCGCCAATTGGTTTTAAGTGGTGAAACGGATGTTGAAAAAGCTTTCCTGGTGCTTTTTGCTGATGATAATGATAAAGTGATGTTCTTGGCTTTCGCCGCAAAATTAATTGCTGATATGAAGGTTATCGCCGCGCAACTTGGCAAAGCAAATGAACTTCAGGCGCAAAATAAACAGATTGGAAACAGCCGTGTGTATGAAAATGTAATTTCGCAATTTGGGATTTTTGGTCAAAATGTGGCTTTGGCTGATCTTGATTATGATGTTTTGACGCGTTTCAGGAATTATCAAACCGGAATTGGAAATTCTAAAAGCACGGTCCATCTATACCTTCGAACATTACGTTCTATTTATAATAAAGGAATCGCGGTGCATCGCTTGGAAAATAAAATGCCGTTCGCTGGTGTTTTTGATGGATTGAAACAACGTTCTTTTAATAATAAAAAGAAGTACCTGAATAAAGATTTGATTTGGCAGCTGGAACACTTGGACCTGAAAAGCGCAAAGCAAAAGTATGTGGATTTATTTTTATTGCAATTCTACTTTGGTGGCTGTGATTTGGTTGATTTATACTATTTAAGAAATAAACAGATTCGCCGTGGCCGTGTGATTTTTGAACGGACTAAAACCAATACTGGCACCCGAATTGATTTGAAAATTCATCCCAAAGCTTTGATTTTATTGAAGAAATATGAAACACCTGGCGAATGGGTTTTTCTGTGGGAAAAGGATCGCGAATCATACGAAAACTTTAGGCGTACTTACCAGCGCGGTTTGATTTATGTGCAGCAAAAACACGAAATTGAAGTGCTTCCTGATGGTGGTTACATGGGTGTAAAAGTGGCGCGACATACCTTTGCAAACATTGCGAAGGGTTTAATGATCGAACCTGATGTGATCCGTGAACTAATGGGCCACGAACGTGATGATGTTGATAATTACTATAAAGACAAATATCCCGAAGTTATCCGGGATAATGCCTTATTTGAAATTATAAGTATGTTTTATTGTGTGAAGTGATTACCATTCATTTTTCTTGGTAGTCGATTCATTACTTAAAATATACTTGTATAGATCAGTATTTATATCGTTGAAAACCTGTGGAAGGCTTTTTGGTAAATATTTTACTGAATTTTTTATTTTTCCATTTTTATATTGATTTATTGTGTTATTAAATTCAAAAGGAACCCATCCGCTATTTACAATATATTGTGAAGGTATTATGTATGTTTCGATATTGATAACGTCTAATTTATATTTATTATCTTTTACAGAAATTTCTATTTGATATTTAAGATTATCACCAGTTTCCATTCCCATAAATGTTCCTAATGGTACATTTTTTTGAATTCCTTCAATTCTAATATAATCGTCTTTTATTTCTGCTTTTATTACTTCTTTTGGATTATTATAATAAACGGAAATCCAGTTAATGGTTTTATTGTAAAGTTCTTCTTTGCTCTTACCTTCACAAGAGATGATAATATAATCAGTTAGTCCTTTTTCTTGTGTGTAATGAAATTGTGTTTCTTGTGCTAATCCTGAAAAACTTATCAGTAATAATAGTATTATTTTCTTCATTTTTTATTAAAATAACAGTTAAAAATCAATATTGTTTTCTTCAAGTAGTTTTTCGCAATGGCCTAATTCAATTAATGTTTGTTTTAATTCCAAATTAATTTCGATTTTTTCCTGAATTAAAGCTTCAATTATAGTAGTTAATTTTTGATTTTGAAAAAGGCAATCATTAAGATTGTAATTACTATCTTTTTGAACATTTGGCGGTTCTTCTTTATAAATGCTTTTAGCTTTATTTTCCTTTTCAAAAAAGCGTATTAATTCATTTAACGTGTTTTCATGTGGATTTTTCGCACTTCCGTTTACGATTTTTCGCACACCAGCTTCAGTAAGATTTGTGTTTTGAGAAATTGTATATGCTGTATAATTACTTTTTTCAAAGTATTGCATAACTAAATCTTGTTTTTGTTTTTTTGTTAATGCTTCCATTTTACTACTGTTTTAGGGGGTTTTAAAAATATTTTATAAATTATTACGTAATTAATTAGGTGGTTACAAAACTTATTACGTAATTTGTAATGTAATAATCCACATAATTATAATACAAATATAATAACAAAAATGATACCAGCCACTAAACAACCGTTAAAACTTCGTGATACACAAACACTTCGCCGAATTGAAACTGCGCAAAAGTCCTCAAATGTGCTTCGTGGGTTCTTTGATAAAGGCTTCAAAAGTTTCGATGCTTTACGTGCAATTGTCTTGAATTATTATCCTGAAATATCAGAATCACGCCTTTGGGATGTTTGGCACTTTAGAATTGTCGATGAATCGATTAGTGATTCTTTGACTGATGTTTTCGAAAAACTAAAAGCCGAATAATATGATCACACCAGCAGCTTCTTTATCAAAATTGCAAAATGAACTAAATCATGTATATCAAAGAATTGATTTTAGAGATGAAAAATACAACGATCATTGTGAGGAGTGGAAGGAAAGTGAACAAGGTGTTTTGTATTTAGAAAATACAATAAAATTAAAATTAATCAGCAGCGCGCTGAAATCAAATATCAATAAAATAGAAAGTGCCTTATGATACAAATCTTTAAAAATATCGCTTTTTGGTTTAAAAATTTATTTACATCCAAAAAACCAGTTCACAAAAACCCGATTGTGAGCAAAAAAAGAGTAATGAAGGGTTTGAAAGTTTGGGAAGGTGATTTGATTTCCGGTGATGTAGTTGAAGCTGAAATTGAAATCACATTCAGTTTTGATGCAAACGGTAAAAGTAGAAGAAACCGCAAAGTATTGATCCGTAAAAACTGCATTTATGAATATGCTTTGAACGGTGAAAATGCTTGCCGAAAACTTGAATTACGTATTGCAAACATTGTAAAAACTACCAAATGAAACCAGGAACTTTAATTGATGCAAACGAATTTATGGAAACATTAATTGCCAAAGGTTTGATGATTGTTTCTGTAAAAGAATTCGAAGCTTCAAAGGAAATTGAACGCCGTAAGATGATGCGAAAAACCGCATTGACATTGACAGAAATCGTTCGGCTGGGGTTGCTTCCGGTTAAGACTTCAAAAGGGGTTAATGATTGGATTTTGAATGGTAAAATTAAACCTGGTGAACATTATCAGGAAAGTAAAGGATACAAACGAATTATGATTTTAACGGCCGCAATAAAAAGACTTGGCTATGTTGAATAAAGAAAAGGAACTGATTGAAACAACACCTGAAATAAAAGAAATTCTTGTCATTGATGGTGAAGTGGTAAAGTGTGAAGGTGATAAACTTTGTTATCCTGAAGCTTATTTTGGAATGGTGGAACAATGTAAACTTTGTAAAAAATGCATATAACTGAAGCGATTTTATTAGCGGTATTGATACCGGCTAATGTTGTGGTTTTCTCGATTCTTATTTATGGAATCATCGCCTTCAGGAAAAGTACTTATGATTTTGAAAAACTAATTAATAAAAAATAAACCCTAATGAAAAAGCAAAATTTAAACTGGATTATCTTCTTGATTGCAATTGTTTCAATGATTGTTTTTGTACGTACTAACACGCCAGTGGCGTATTTATAACCTTAAAAAATGGAAAATATATTAAATGTTATTCACGCACTTTTTGCCCTATTGTGTATCGGTGTGATCCTGGCTTTTATCTTAATTGTGCTTTGGTTTTGTTATGCTCTTACTATTAACTTCTTTAAAATTTACGGTAAAAGATGAGAAATATTGAACAAAGAAAATCCGATTTACCATATAGAATAGCCGCACGTTTGATTTTACTGTGTTGCTTTTTAGCTTCTTGCCTTGTATTAAAATTAATCCTAAAATAAAAACAAAAATGAATCAAACTAAGCCTTATGTTAAAAAGTACGAAAACGGAGTCTTAACAAATCCGATAACAAAAGAAAATCCATATTTATTTGGTAAAGAAAGCCTTAAAGGTAGTTTAGGAATGAGATTTTGGAGTGTTGTTAGAAATCAGTTTTTTAAAGGTTTAACGATAGTTAAACAATAAATCAATAACTATGAAAACAACCACTTTCGATCTAATAAAAATGCAAGCCATTGAATTGGCCGTTTGTAAGGAATTTGAATGTCGCATTTGTGATTTGGTTAATGTCACAGATACGTTCCAAAAGAAAGTGGTGGTTTACATTTTAATGCACCAGGAATTCGATAAAAGAATCATTGGCCATAAATACCAAATGACATATTTATACATCCCAACAGTAGTTGCTGAAACTGAAAACATGATGAATATGGTTCCGGCTTTCAAAGAAAAAATAAACAGAATATTAAAATCAATTAATTATGGCAAAAATTTGGACTTCTACAGAAGCCGGTATTTTAACCAGGCTATATCCTGAATGTAAAACCAAGACATTGATCCCGATTTTTCATTGTGATATTCAGTGTATTTACAAAAAAGCAAATGCTTTGAAAATACGCAAAAGTAACGGTTTTATGAAATCATCATTATCCGGAAGGATTTTTAAAATAAAAGAAAATTAATTATGGCACGAAAATTTTGGACTCCCACAGATTTAGAAAATTTAAAAACGCATTATCCTGATAATCGCACGGCTGATTTACTTCCAATGTTTCCTGGGCGAACTACGGTTTCAATCAATTCAGCAGCGTTTGTTTATGACTTGAAAAAAAGTGAAGCATATCACGCAAAAGGTTGGGGTGGTCGTATTTCGAAAGGATCACGAAATAGTATTGGCTCTGAATTTCGAAAGGGAATGGTGCCACATAATAAAGGCAAAAAGATAACGGAATGGATGTCAGCTGAAAATATTGAAAACTCTAAAAAAGGATGTTTTAAGAAAGGAAATATTTCACATAATACTTTACCAATAGGCTCTGAACGAATATCAAAGGATGGTTATATTGAAGTAAAGGTTCGGCATTCGGATAATTTGCAACACAATAACAATTATGAGTTTAAACACCGTGTTTTATGGCAAGATCATAACGGACCAATACCGGAAGGAATGATTGTAATTATCAAAACCGGTACTAAAACAAACTTCACAATCAATGATTTAGATTTGATTACGAAACGTGAAAATGTAATAAGAAACGGCCGATGTGATACGGCAATTGTCAAAAAGTTTTTAGGTATAAAGGATCCGCAAATGGTTGAAAAAATCATTGCTGAAATGCCTGGAATTATAGAATTGAAAAGAACTAATTTATCCCTTAACACTCAAATACAGAAACGATGAAAATAATAATTGAAGATTTTAAAGATGCAGCTTTCACGTATGAAGGCACTCGTCATCAAGTTGAAAAAGCCAAGATAATCAACAATATCGCGGTGATTATAACAAACCACAAAACGTTTTCGTGGACTGAAAGCGAATTGAAACACTTTTATGATGAAGTATCTTTTGTTGCTCCTGAAGCTGGTGTTGTTGTAGCACAATCAAATGTGTTGAATGCTGAAGTTATCCAGGCGAATGCGCTTTCGGTTCGTTTAACTGAATCTTTGGAATCTGTTTTTAATGAGATTTCAAACGGTTTGGCTACCGATAAAACGTATAAAAAAGCGGAAATGATGGTAAAGGCTTCGAACGCAATTATCAACGTGCAAATGGCGAATTATAAATATTTAACTTTAAATAAGTAATGGAAATGCTTAATTTAAAGAAATGTCCGGTGCCTTTTGGGATAGTTCCAAATTCATTGTTAAATGATAAAGATATTTCATTGAAGGCAAAAGGATTGTTTTCTTTTATGCAATCAAAACCGGATAACTGGAAGTTTTCTGTTGAGAAGATTTCTTTTCAATGTAAGGAAGCGAAATCAAGTATTTCTGAAGGATTAAAAGAGTTAGAAATCTTTGGTTATTTACTTCGAAAAAAGCATCAAAGTGGTAATGGATTCACTGTTGAATATCATTTACATTTTGAACCAATAGCCGATTTCCAATCATTGGAAATCCAATCATTCGAAAATCCAACATCGGAAAACCCAATCATTGGTAAATCGGTAAATAATAGTAATAAAGATTATAGCAATAAAGATATTAGTAAAAAAGAAGTAGTTGCAGAAACCGCTTTTGATTTTTTTAAAATTAATTATCAAGAAAGCTTCGAAAATTTAATGATGAAATTTAAAAATCAAATTAATGATTTTGACTATTTTTTAAATATGTTCAATGCAACTTGTGAGCAAGAAAAAATCCCTTATGAACAAAATGCTATTTCAGGAAGATTTAAAAGATATGCCTTTATGTGGATTTCTAATCAATCAAAGTTTGATCCACAAGTAATCGAATTAAATCCAGGGCCTAAACAAAAAATAAAATGTTTCTAATATGGAAAATATAACAAAAGGATTTTCAGTACCACAAGCGGTCCAATTAGAAGATGCAGTTATTGGCGCGTTGATGATCGACACGAAAGGTGTTGATGAAGTATTATCTGTGATTCATCATTCGGATGTGTTTTATAAATACGAAAATAAATTGATTTTCGAAGCGATTCAATCACTTTATAATTTAGGCAATCCGGTTGATTTATTAACTGTTTCAGCTGAATTACGTAAGATGGGAACATTCAATCAAATGGGTGGTGATATGTATCTTATGCAATTAACGCAAAAAGTTTCTTCTGCTGCGCATAGTGAATATCATTCCAGGATATTGATTCAAAAGTTTATTGCACGTGCAATCATCGCATTTTCAACTAAAATAGTAGCATTGGCAAACGATGAAACAACCGATGTTTTTGAATTGATGTTGCGTTGGCAAAAGGAATTTGATAAGGTTGTAGATTATACAACTACCGGAAGGGCCACAGTAACATTCAGTAATTCATTGGATGAATTGAAACGATCTGTTGAGTTGTTGACAGCTAATAAAGATGAAGTGAAATTGGTGGGTGTTGATACTGGCTTTAAAAACATCAACAAATACACCGGTGGTTATCGCAATCAGGATTTGGTTATTGTGGCAGCACGACCAGGAATGGGAAAGACATCAAAGGTGTTGAAAACCGCTGTTGTAAATGCTCGAAAAGGTGTTGGTGTAGGTTTTATATCAATGGAAATGTCAATGCACCAATTAACGGCACGCGCTGTGGCAATTGATACGAACTTTCATTTAAAACAATTGATTAAATCAGGATTCGAAAAGGTTGAATACTTTGCCACATTACAACATCACACCAGCCGAATGAAAGATTATCCTTTATACATCGATGATTCAGGCAAAACTGATATAACTGATGTAATTATAACATCGAAGTTATGGAAACGTAAGTATAACATCGGAATGTTAGTGATTGATTACATTCAATTGATGGGTGATAGATCAATGAAAGGCAGCCGTGAAAACGAATTATCATCTATATCACGCCGATTAAAGAAGTTAGCAAAGGAATTGGATATTCCGGTGATAGTATTGGCTCAGGTTAATCGTGAGTGTGAAAAGCGTGGTGCATCGAAACGACCGTTTATATCGGACATTAAAGATTGTGGATCTATTGAACAAGATGCTGATATAGTAGAGTTTATTTATAGACCTGAATATTATAAGATTGATATGGATGCTGATGATTACGATTCATCTGTGGCACATATGTTATACGCTGGTGCTAATACTGAAATCATATTTGCTAAGTATCGCGGTGGATCTACCGGAACAACACTGTTGAAATGGGTAGGTGATAAGACTAAGTTCATTGATGTTGATGATGCTGCTGATATGAATGAGGACATTGAAACGATTGAACGTGTGCTGCCAAAGATTAATCCTGGTGAAGCATTCGATGAAGTTGATAACGATAATGATATAGCTTTTTAATATGGCAAAGAAACCTGATAAAGTAGTTCGTTCGTGGCTGCCACAACGTGCTGCATTCGAACGTGAGAAGGACAACACACCGTTCTATAATTCGTGGCCGTGGCGTAAGCTTCGCAAGGTATTCAGAATCAATCATCCTTTGTGTGTTCACTGTGAAGCGAATGACATTGTAACACCTGGCAAAGTAGTGGATCACATCGTGCCTATCAACAAGGGTGGCGCGCCACTGGATGTAAACAATTTACAAAGTTTATGTGAAAAATGTCATAATAAAAAATCTTCTAACGAAAGTAGGGGATATGGGGTAAAATCACCAGGTATCTAACTGGACCGACATCGCTGTTTAGTTGGAATTTTACTTTTTGGTTTGAAAAATGTGGGGGGGTTAAATTTTTAATATTAAGATTATGGAAAAAATGAATGTTGTTAGTATCAATAAAGGCAAAGACACTTTATTGAAAGCGCCAAAGCCACCAGTTTATTTAACTGATGAAGCAAAAAAATATTATATGTCAATGGGAAATCTTTTGGCAAAGTTGGACCGCTTGAAAGAAATTTATTTACCAGGATTAGAAATCTATTCTGAAGCTGCTGCACAATATGAATTTTCTATTAGATCAATTAAAATTAAAAATAAAAGAAGCTACGGCGAAGGTTATATTCAAACCTATAAAACCGGTGCGCAAAACATATCTGTGGAACTGACTTTAAAAAACAACGCCGAAGATACTTTGATGAAATGCTTCAAGCTTTTTGGCCTTGATCCAAAATCTGAAAAAGACCTGAAGGAAACAAGTGATCCAAATCAAATTTCGCTATTTGCTGAATTAATGCAATCAAAAGCGAATTGACGCGTAACGGTTCGTGGCTATAATTTCGGCGTGGTAAGGTACAAAACCATTTGTCCGAGTTGATTAAAAATTAAGAGTACAAAACAAATATTCACAAAGCCTGATAAAACGCTGAAATATAGCCACTGTTATCACTTCGGCTTTTTATTCTACAACACAAATGAAAAAATTTAAAAAAATTATCGGTTACTTAATTGTATTACTTTTCGCAATAATGATTATATGCTGTTTTGCTTATAATATTTATCAAGCTGGTTGGTATTTCATATTATCATTGGTTATTATTTTGGCTTTAGTTGGACTATTACTTTTCGGACTTCGGCTTTTAACAAAATAAATTAAATATTTAAAAATGAAAACAGAAAAATTATATTTTAAAAGTATTGATGATACAACTTGCTATGATTTACAGACGAGAATTGAAGATGCACAAGATGAGGGATTAAAAAAAGTAACTCTTATTGAAGCAATACCAGATAATGGTACTTCTGAATTTGTATGGTGTATGCATCACGTAGATTGTATAGAAAAAAATGAATGTAAGAAATCAATTTGCGATTATTATAAATCAAAAAGCGGTAGAGGAAAATGCGAAAATAAAGGCAATTTATATATTCACGGTAAAGAAGTCACTTTTGCCGTTCATACCGAAGCTGAGTGATAACGTATCGTGGCTTTGCGAGGATTTTCGGCAAGATAAATCCTGATGTTTCGGTTGATGACAGAAAATAACAAGTACAAACAAATTATTGAATTAAACCTAGAGCCGAAAATCTCGCAAAACCGCT